ATTTTTGCTCTTCGCGATGACAGGTTGCGTGGTCAGGTTCCGAGCGAAGGCGTTCTTGGCATAACTGCTGGAATCGATACGCAGGACAATGGGTTTTATTACGTGGTTCGGGCATGGGGGGAATTTGATGAATCTTGGTTGATTACCGAGGGATTCACTGATGATTTTGATATTTTGCTCAATATTATCAATGGACGATTTAAAAGCGTGAATTCCAATCAATTCATTGTCAATATTGCTTTTCAAGACGCTATGGGGCATCGGACAGCGGAGGTCTATGAAAAGCTTCGATTGATCCCTCAAATCAAGCCAACCAGGGGGGAACAGCGCATGGCGAGCCCGTTCTCTATTTCTAAAATAGACATGTATCCTGGAACAAATAAACCCATTCCTGGAGGACTATCGCTCTATCGCCTCAATGTGACCTATTATAAGGACAAGCTTCATGCAAAACTTTTGATTCCATCCGCAGACCCAGGGGCTTTTCACGTGCATTCGGAGATATCCGAGGATTATGCCAGACAAATGGTCGCGGAATATCGAAATGAACTCGAATTATGGGAATGCCCGACCGGAAGACCAAACCATTATTGGGACTGTGAGGTCTTAGCAATGGCGGCATCTGATATTTTGGGGGTCAAATATTGGAGTAATAAAATCCAGGAGGTGGAGCAAAAACCGAAACCTCAGACATCCAAACTTAAAGTGAGGCCAAGTCGATGGTAAATAAAAAGGGAATCATTACTGGCATGAAAAACATAATAGAATATTCGGGATTATCAGAACCCACTATTCTTTATCTTATCGAAAATGCTTCTTTCCCTGCCAAGAAAACGAAACTGGACTCAGGAACATGGATAAGTAATACAAGTGCAATTGACGAATGGAGCCGACTATTTGTCATGTCAAAAATTCAAGTTTGAATACCGTGTCAAGCAAAAAAATGCCAATTTTAAGCAAAAATCTCCGATTTTAAGCTTCATTTATCCTAATTTTCCAAATCATCCAAAATCCAATGTTATGCTTATATAAAATTCAGAAAAGGATTTTGCATGGCGTTTACGACCTGGACAGCGCTTAGGACTTCGATGCTTGACGATCTTGCATCAGGGTCATGGAAAACTAAATCCTATAGCATAGGCGATATGACTCGCACGTTCCGGGACTTTGAAGATTTCAAAGCCATGCTTGATTACGTGGAAACCAGGGCAGCGGCAGAGTCGAGCACCTACGTCGGCCGAACCTACGCCAAAAATGGTGGGAGTGGCAGATGGTAGGCGAGGTTATAGATAAATTCATTGGGGTTTTCAGTCCTGCCGCGCAGGCTAAGCGAATGGCGGCACGGATCATGCTCCGTCAATATGCAGCAGCTAAAACAACTAGGCTTACCGGAGATTGGTCACCGGCGAGCACAAGCGTCAATTCTGAAATATCCTCCTCCATCGTCACGATAAGAAACAGAGTGCGTCAACTTGTGCGCGACTTCCCTTATTTTGCACGCGCAGTATCATCCATTGTTGATTTTTCCATCGGACAAGGGCTTACGTTTCAATCCCGCGTTAAAAATGAGTCTGGGAAGCTCGATAAAAAGACGTGCCAGGCTATAGAAGATGCCTTTTCATTTTGGGCCGATGAGGCCGATATTTCCGGGAAATTGCATTTTTATGAAATGATGCGTCTTGCAAAGCGCCAAGACGTTGAGGCCGGAGAATTTCTTATCGTCAAGCGATACCCAAAAGATAGGAAAATCCCTTTCGCGCTTCAAATATTTGAACCGGACTGGCTGACCAGCGTAAACGATACGTTTAATGGTTTTTCTCCTCCGAAAGATGGGATCTGCATTCAGCAGGGGATTGAATACGACTACTTCACTGACCGGGTTATAGCCTATCATTTCCAGGATCCGAATGGATATGGTAAGCGAAATGTCATAAGGATCCCCTCATCAGATGTTATCCATGGCTTTGAGACCTTGCGGCCTGGTCAACTTCGCGGAATATCGCCATTTGCTCCGGCGGTTTTGGTCGCACATGACCTAGGCGATTACATGGATGCCGAAATTGACGCCGCCAAAATGGCAGCCAAATGGCTAGCTTTTGTTGAAACTCCTGATATTGCAGGATTCCAATCCCTCAGGGCTATTCAAGATCCAAATTCCACTAACAAAATCGAAGAAATAGAAAATGCATTGATCGAATACCTCAGACCAGGGGAGAAAGTAAATCTCGCATCGAATAATCGGCCTGGCTCATCTTTTGATCCCTTCACTAAATTGATTCTGCGCATGGTGGCAGTGACGATAGGTATTCCTTACGAATTGCTTTCGGGGGATTATCAAGGTCTTAATTATACAGTCCTTAGAGGGGTAAGGAATGATTTCAAGACATCCCTTGTTCCAATTCAAATGCGGCATAAATGGCAGTTTTGCAGACCTATCTTTTCTTCTCTAATGGACGCTCTTGTTGGTTCAGGCCGGTTATTCTTGCCTGGATATCAGCAAAATCCATTTCATTTTCTAAGATGTCAGTGGATGCCTCCAGGTATGCCAATGGTGGATCCGCTCAAAGAAGGCAAAGCCAATGCCAATGCTCAAGATTCTCTTCTGAAATCTCCGCAGGAAATAGCAGCAGAACGAGGGCGCGATTATGAAGAGATCTTAGATGAAATTCAAATGGCGAGGGAATTACAGAAGGAGCGAGGGCTTGAGATAGTATCAGTGAGCCAGGCAAACAAGAGCAATCCAGCCGAACTCGCAAAAGAGGATAAAAATGAAAAAAAATAAATTATCGCAGCGAAATGACGAAATCCTGAACTATAGATCAACCGGAATTCGTCTTGCTCCTCCCGAATCGGATGGGCCAGCCACAATCGACACTGAAAAGCGGACGGTTGAGGTTGTGGCTGCAACTGAAAATCCGGTCAGGGTTATGGATTATGATAGATGGGAACAGGTAGATGAGATTCTTTTGATGAGCGGAGTGAGACTTCCCTCTACTCGCCAGGTTCCTTTGCTAGACAGCCACAGCAGGTGGTCAAGCTCAGATGTGATCGGGAGCGCCAGGGAACTTAGGATCGCTGGAAATGAGCTCATTTGCCGTGCTCACTTTTCAACGGTCGGATCGGCTTCCGATATTTTCACGAAAGTGGCTGAGGGTCATCTAACCGATTTTTCAATTGGATATCGAATCAATAAAAGCATTTGGATTCCGGAAGGACAAACTCAAAAAATAGGCGGGAAATCTTTTACTGGACCCGTAAAATTGGTTACAGATTGGACGGTTAAAGAACTGTCCACAACTCCAATAGGTGCTGACGAAGCGGCCAAGGCCAGAAGCGAGTACCACACACCCAAAAAGGAGGCAAACAAAATGCCTGATTGGCTTAAAGCATGGCTGCAAAGCCGTAACTTGTACCGGGACGACATGACGGAAGCCGAGGGAAGAGCACTTTTTGAAGCTCAAGAGATGAAACGGTCCGCACCTGTAACTCCTCCTCAAATTTCGGCAGTTGAAAATGAGGATTCGGTAAAAATCGAAAAAATTCGGCAGGCCGAACAGTATCGAATTCGCGAGATCAGCGCCATGTGTGAGCGGTTCGAGTGTTCAGACATGATTGATAATTTAATTACCAGCAACACTTCTGTTGACGAGGCCCGTAAAGTTGTCATGGATAAGTTCCTAGAACGGAAGAATGCTCAAAAAATGCCTGGAGCGTCCTACTCGGTTGAGCCAGGAAGAGACGAGAGGGATAAATTCTGTTCTGCGGCAGAAGATTCTATCCTAATTCGTCTTGGTCAGGTCCAGGATGTTTCAAAAACGGCTCCTGGAGCGACTGAGCTTTCGACCTATTCACTCAGAGAGCTTGCACGCGAATCCCTTCGCATTGCTGGGCAGTCGGTTAAGGGGAATGTCCTTGATTTGGTGGGGCGTGCTCTTGTCACCTCGGATCTGCCTTATATCATGGCTGCCGGAGCTAATAAAATGATGCTCGCCGGCTGGGCAGCGCAGGATACTACATATCAGATGTGGTGTGGGATTGATTCGCTTCCCGATTTTAAAACTATGAATTTGGTTTCCCTTTCTGAAGCGGACGATCTGGACACGATTCCGGAGGGAGCCAAATATAATCATGGCGATGTGCGGGACATCCGTGAACAGGCGTATCTTGCAACCTACGGAAAGATTTTCGCCATTACCAGGCAGAGTATCATCAATGACGACCTTAATGCCATGATGCGAGTTCCAGAGGCATATGGCAGGGCAGCACGACGCAAAATCAACGCCATCGCCTATGCCGTTTTGACCGCTAACGCAGCTATGGCGGATGGTGTGGCATTGTTTCATTCCATACATGCCAATGTTGGCACGGGTGGAGCGATCAGCAAAACGACTGTCGGTGAGGCATTCAAGCTCATGAGGCTCCAGAAAGGCTTGAAAGGGCTTGAGGCGCTCAACATCATTCCCAAATACCTCATTGCTCCTGTTACTCAGGAAGCTACGGCGGAAGCGTTTTTCAATACGATTCAAATCGCCAATGACGCAGGCGATGTGCTCATCAATCAGTATAGCGGAAACCGGATTACTCGGATCTATGATCCTATTCTTGACGCAACGGATACAACCAGTTGGTACATGGCTGCCGAAAAGGGTATGACCGTCAATGTGTTTTTCCTCCAGGGGCAAACTGAACCTTACATGGAGCAACAGCAGGGATGGAATGTTGACGGAACGGAGCTTAAGGTAAGAATCGATGCTGCAGCCAAAGCGGTTGATTACCGAGGTCTTGTGATGAATGAAGGCGAATAATGATATGGGGAATAATCATCCTCTTTAAAATAGGAGAAAAAAAATGCCAGCTTTTGGTTTGGAACAGTCGGTTGACATGTATATGTTCGAGTATGATTTCTCGAGGGACGGCGGGGCGGTGGGAGATATCGCATTCCGCGGTCCCCAAGTGCCGAACGGGTTTCGGGTTACCTCAGCTTTTCTGGAAACCTTGACCGGGTTTACTTCCAGCGGCTCTGCCACCATTGCTATCAAGCTCAATACCGCAAACGATATCCTGTCTGAGGTTGGCTTGACCAACTTCGCCGCCGCTGGAGTTAAGGCGGGTATCCCGGTCGGTACGGCGGCCACTGCGGTTAAGGCTACGGCTGACCGGACGCTCTATCTTACGGTCGGTACGGCTGCACTCACTGCCGGGAAGATGCGCGTCGTCTTCTACGGATACCATACGAGCAAATAATGGCTTTTTTTGACGATCTCTCTTCAGACCTGGATTTCCTTTTTGAAGATGCAGGTCAGGCGGTCACCTACACCCCGGCAAACGGGGATGATCCTCTATCCATTATCGGGATCATGACTCACGGGACTGACCTTGAGGAGGATCAAAATTGGGGGCAGTCTCTTGAGTCGATGGGCCGCATTCGTATCAAGGTAACGGATGTGGCCTCCCCTCAATACAATGACACTATCCTGATCGATTCAGAAACCTGGACGGTCAGGCGTAAAATTGCAAAATACGCTGGTGTGTGGGATTTGGAAATTTCCAAGGATATCCGGCCAGTGTTCAACAGGGGATAGATAATGGCGGTCACTCTTGATCAAATTGGTGATTCGATTCTGGCGGCAATTCGAGATAATGCGACCATTCTTTCTACATGCAATTCACTTTACAGTTCGCCTCATTCGGTATTTCTCAACGCACCCGACCGCCTTACCCCAGAACCTTCATTCATGCCTCTTTTTTCAGTTTTCTGCATCAAGAAGAGCGATACGGAAATAGCTTTGACACGGGATTATTCCATAGTTGTAGGCGTTAGTGTCCATGATGCCAATAAAACTGAAAATACAAACGTGAACGGCGTCTATACGCTCAAGTATTCAGGTCAGAAAAACGTTGAAACACTAATTGATCTTGCACTGTCCGCAATTCGTTCGATGTCTTCCAACATCACAATCAGCGCCTCTGATATGGAAATCATGTATGGAGATGGCGATATTTGGTCAGCCAGATATCAACTCACAATCCAGATTCAAAATCTCATCGGAGCAGAAATGTCGCTATGAGCAATATTCCAAAAAAATGTCTTGAATGTGATGAATATCAATTTTCCATGCTGACCACGGGTATATTCTATTGTGATTGTCATGAGTGCAAATTCTATGAGCGCGAGGAAACGGAATGACTCCTATAGTGGAAGGACAGCCATGCGCTTTACATGAAGCTTATGAAAAATGGCAGGATGAGCGATGGAAGGAGCAAGGCCAGAAAAATGAAGCGCTTTTCAGTATCTGTGCGACTCTCCAACGGGAAATCGCAAGCATTAAAATTTATATGGCGTGGATTGCCGGGTTGATTGCAGCGGTTCAGTTTTTTTCTCCAATCATATGGAAATTTATGGGCGTGAAATGAAATCGCTCCCTATCAAAAGAAAACGGTGTCAAACGTGCATCTATTTCGGGTGGGGATGCAAAGGATGTGGAGGTTATTGCTGTGATTTTTGCGAAAAAAAGGAAAGACCGTCATGCTGTTTAAAAAAGGGATCGTCATCTTGATCTGTACTCTTTGCCTGTCTTGTTCGACATGGAAGAGCATGAGCACTGATCAAAAGATAGATGCCACAGTTGCTTATTATCAGTCGTTTTCAAAAGGGCTTACGATTGCCGCTGAATTGGCGGCGCAGATGAAGCCGGAGCTTGCTTCTGCGGTTAGTGTCGCCATGAGCGCGATCAGTGTGCTTGACAGGGCCGTGAACATGCTTGCTCTATTGAGCGATACCGATGCAATCAAAGATCAGCTTAAAATTGTTGATGGCGCGGCGCAGGCCGCCAATGCGTCCGTGGCAGCCGTGGTTGAAAAGGATCAGTTTCAAAGTTTTTTCGGCGACTCAATTCGAATCGGACTCAGTATCCGCCCGTGCAAAGACGTGACGAGATTTGGCATTCAATGCCCTGGCCGGCTGGATTCTATCGGCTGAAAGTCTACAGGTGGTGAAAATGGATTCAAAGCCTATCAGTAGATCAAAACTCAACTGGACCGGACTTGCAATGGTCGTGATGGGTGCGATCAGTGATCCGTCGTTTCAGATATTTTTCGGGGATTTGATTCCTCAGGCATGGTTGTCACGAATTCTCTTCCTTGCCGGGTGGACCGTGATCGGGCTTCGAACACTCGGGACCTCAAAGCCGGTTTCTCTCAACTGGAAAACACCCTTTAAAGAATAAAAAAAGGGGGAAAACAAATGGCTCAAGCAAAAGGCTCGTCAGCTCAATTAATAGGCGGGATTAAAGAGACCACATATAACACCACTCCTGGGACTCCTGCCGGGATTGTTCTCCCGGTAATGTCATCCACTATCCGTGGTTCTCAAAACATGCAGACTACAGCGGTTATTCGTGGGACCCGGAATCCGGCGCAACCGTTTTTTGGGAATGTTGACGTAAATGGTCAAGTTGTGGTCCCGATAGATGAAATTGGAATAGGGTATTGGCTCCAAAAATTGTTGGGTGATCCCACTACATCCGGATCAGGGCCATACACTCATATTTTTAAAATTCCATCAGCTATTGACTCATGGTGCCTAGAGCAAGGTTATACGGATATTGGGGTTTATCAGCTTTTCAATGGCTGCAAAGCTCAGAGTTTGTCTTTCACGGCTGGTGGGGATGGGGAGCTGAGTGCAACCATTCAAATTGTTGGTGGGAAGGAAACTATTTCCGGTACATCGGTTGATTCGACTCCGACTACAATCACACTCTCTCAGTTCAACAATTTTCAGGGCGCAGTGCTCGAAGGCGGTTCAGCATCTTCTATTATCCAGGAAATTGAAATAACCATCGCTAACGAACTCGATACATCTGTTTTTGTGATCGGTGGAGGCGGAATTCGTGGGGCATTGCCAGAAGGCGTGGTAAAGGTTTCCGGGAGAGTAAAAGCCCTTTTCGAGTCATCGACTCTCTATAACAAGGCCGTGAACCGAACGGAATCCTCTCTCAAGCTCACGTTCACCTCTGGAACACATTCCCTGGAATTTTCGGTTGAAGAGCTTTTCTATCAGAGAAACGCTCCCGGCATCGAGACCCCTGGCGGGATCTACGTTGATATGCCTTTTGAGGGCTTCTACAGCAACGGAGCCAGTGCGAGCGGAATCAAAGTGACCCTCATCAACGCTCAAGCAACGTATCCGGCATAAGGACCAGTATGAAAATAACGCTTAAAAATCCAGGGCTCAAATGGGTTGAAGTCGAGGGAATCCGGTTTGGAATCGGGCCTAAAACATTCCCGGACATTCTTGCGGGCCTTTCTGAATCACAAGCGGTCAATAAAGACTTGGCGGGATATACGGCAGGTGCGGTAACGCTCATTCGGCGAATCAAGGAATGGGAGAACGGGCCGGAATATCCTGACGGTTCGGCGGCGCCCTGCACGGAAGAGACGAAAAATCAGGTGTTTGCTCAGAGACCCGACCTGCTTGTCCGAATCGCCGAAAAACTGTCAGATCAGGAGGCAGAGGTCTCAAAAAACTCGATGTCTTCGCAAGATGGGTAAAGAACCGCAAGGATACAAAGGGCGCGTGCGATGCCTGCCGGAAAGCTACCAAGCTCAAAGGCAAGGCGTCACCCCCTTGCGAAGTCTGCGAACACGCTCAACCGGAGATCCATCCCGACAACCGGGCAACCGTATGGTTTCTCAATCAGTACAGTCCCATTCTTTGGGATGGAATGGGAGGGTTCAACGCCGGGGCCTTCGATCTCTGCTGTAAGACGGCTGAGATACCTGATGGAATGAAGGCGGATTTGCTGAACGGGATCATGGCTTTTAAGTCTGAGATGAACCGAGGTTAATCTTTCCGGTTCCAGAAAATGTCAAAAATAAGACATATGATCCCGACGATGAAAATCACTGAAAAAGAAAAAACAAAAGCTGTTTGCTGATCCATTTTATTTCTCCTGAGGTGATGGATGGACGATAAAAAAATTATAATTGAAATAGTGGGCAAGAACAATGCAACTCAAGCCATCAACCAAGCCATCCAATCATCCAAAAACCTGAAAAACGAACTTGGATCAATGAAAGATGATTGGGCCAAAGTTGACAGTTCCGTCAACAAATTCAGTATCTCACTGAATCAACTTGGTGCCATTGCTGCAACCGCTTTTTCATTCAATACCGTAAAAGAATTTGTCTCTGATTTACTTCAAGCATACATCAATTTTGAAAAATTATCAATTGGATATAAAGCGGTTTTTGAAACTTCTGAGAAAGCAAACAAGGAACTTGATTACAGCCAGACAATTGCCAAAAAACTTGGATTGAACTGGAAAACTGTAGCTGAGGAATATCGAAAATTCAGCGCGGCCACTCAGGAAAGCAATATCACTCTTCAAAACTCCAGAAACATTTATCTTGGAGTTGCAGAAGGTGCTTCTGCTCTCCAACTATCAACCGAAGATACAAGCCGTGTCATCAAAGCCTTTACGGATATGCTGAGCAAAGGAACCGTTCAGGCCGAAGAAATCAAGGGCCAGTTAGGTGACGTTCTGCCGGGCGCACTTGCTTTAGCCGCAAAATCTCTGGGAATAACCACTTCTGAATTCATTAAACTCTCCGAAAAAGGGGAAATAGTATCAAAAGAAATGATCCCGAAGTTGGTTATGGGATTGCATGAAAAATATGGCGATTCCGTAGCGGCTGCCGCTAATTCTGCATCCGCAAAAATAAATCAACTCAATCAGACTTTGGACAACCTAAAAGCAAGGATGTCTCAAGAATTCGGAATATCTGCATCTTTTAAGTGGCTCATGGGTCAAATCAATAGCGGGTTGGGTCCAAACAACGCCATAAAGGGAATGCTGGAGCAAATCGAAGAGGCAAACAGCGGAATAAGAACCATAATCAACCCCGAAACCGGGAAGCCTGAAATCTATAATCAGCTTGACGCTATTTCCGACGCCATAAAAGCATCAAAAGCCGCTGGAGACCTCCCCCAGATTACCGTCATAGACCCTGATCAGGAGAAAAAGAACCTCGACAAGGTTGAGAAGGACCTCAAGAACTTGATCGAACGATCAAATCCTTGGAAAGAATATCAGGCAAGAATCACCGGTCTGAATACGCTTAAAGAAGCAGGACGAATAGACCAGAATATTTTCAACGATGCAGCAAAGAAAGCATGGAAGGAAGCCGAAGCGGCACAGGAAAGCATTAATAGAGTACCGAAGGAGAAAAAAGCACCCATAGCTTTAGGTGTTAAGGACATAGATCAATCCCTTCTGAGCTTTGAACAACGTGCTGAATCTGTATTTCAAAAGCTGAACGATGCAAAGGATGATTTCAACACAACTCTTGCCGAATCGACCGGAGATATTCTAGGCGCTGAATTCCAGCAGGTCCAGAAATGGGCCGACGATTCCAAAGTGGCGTTCTCAAAGCAGGTAGAGTCCGCGCAGCAGGCTTACAAGGAAATCGAACAACGCCTCGGAGGTGCAAGGGGCGGCGGGACCATGGAAGCCTTTGCGGAACTCGCGGCGGCCAAGGGTAATTATGAAGCTCTCAAAAACGCTGCGGCTGAATACTATGACCAGATAGATAAAACCGCAGATCTAAAGAAAGAAATGCGCAAACTGGAAGTCAGCACTCAGGGAGCCGAAACCCTTGCACAACTCAACCAGGAATATGTCTCTCTTACCGGGACTATGCAGCAGCAATATGAAGCATCGTTAAGCCTTCTTGATGCAGAACGGGACCGGCTTCTTATCGGGAAAAGCCAGGCAGAACAAGCCGCCATCATCGCAAATTATGCCGAGAAAATCCGTGTAGCCGAAGCTCACGCAGGCGGTTCTTTCTGGGAGGGAATGAGCGAGGGCGCAGCAAGAATGCAACGGGAAATCCCAACGGCTTTCGACCAGGGAATTGAAGCCGTGAATTCCTTCAAGGCGAGCATGGACGATGCCACGGACGCATTCATCGATTTTGTGGCTACTGGGGAACAGTCGTTTTCAGAACTCATCACGTCCATGCTCCAGGATATAGAACGACTCCTCCTGAAGCAGGCGACGAGCGGGTTGACGGATTTCCTTGTGAGCAGTGCCACCAATCTATTCTCTGGTCTTTTCGGTTCAACGGCTTCCGCGCCTATCCTTCCTCACGCATCGGGAGACTACTGGTTTCGGGAGCCCACGATTGCAATGGGACTCAATACCGGACAACGTCACCTAATAGCCGAGAATGGACCTGAATACCTAGCGGGGCCTGCCGGGAAAATTGCTCAATCGTCCCCTTCGATCACGATCAACAACCAGACCGGAACACCCATCAAGGCCGAAAACATTAAATTCGACGGAAAGCAATGGGTTTTGAATATCATCGCCGAAGACTTTTCGAAGGGCGGCTCAATTTGGAAAATGATCCGGAGTAGATAATGGCATTCCCATCAATTCATACATTGGCGCTCGCGTCGTCATACCAGAAAACAAAGGCCTATGATCCGACCATTCGGGCAAGATCACAAGCCGGATACGTCAAGACCCGTTCGGCTTGCACCAGGATTCCCCCGAAGTGGTCTGTCACCTACGTTGCTCTTACGCTTGCGCAACGTGACGCGCTCGAAACACACGAAGACGCGGTGAAAGTCGGAGGGGATTCCTTCACCTGGACCGACCCGGTTTCAATCACGACTCACACGGTACGATTTACCCGCCCGGTCGAATACTCGATACAGGATGGATCTGTGGATCTATGGAAAGCATCCGTTGAGGTGGAAGAGGTATGAAAAATCTTCCCGCCGTAGTAGTTCATCAAAAGAACAAAATCAGCACATCAAGCGCGTGGATCGTACTGTTGGATATATCAATTACCACCACATTTTATCTTTGCTCCAACAACGAATCCGTTTCGTTTGGCGGTCACACATATGAACCGTTTCCCTTCGACCTGGAACCGCACGAAGAAAACAATAAGGGTGAAATCCCAACGCTCAGCTTGAAAGTTGCAAACGTAACCCAGCTCATTCAGGAGCAGATTGAAGAAAATGACGGAGGTGTAGGATCATCCATCACGATTCGGGTTGTGAACTCGGATTATCTAACCTCCGACTATTCCGAGCTCGAAATGGAATTTTCCATCTTGGCAGCCGAGGCGAGTGCGGAATGGCTCACATTGACACTCGGGGCGCCGAATCCTCTACGTAGACGATTCCCCCCTTGGAGATATATTTCGAGTCATTGCCATTGGGACTTCAAGTCCGTGGAGTGCGGGTATTCCGGAGGCGCAACGGTGTGCGATAGAACATGGGAGAGGTGCCAGGCATTGAACAACACAGTGCGCTTCGGGGGATACCGAGGACTAACTCAGAAAGGATGGAGAGTAGTTTGATCGAACTGTTCTATGAGGATCTTCTCGGGAAAGAATTCAAATACGGCGGTCGAGGACCGGATGCTTACGACTGTGCCGGTCTCGTAGGGGAAATTTGCCGAAGACTCGGAAAGGTATGGCCGGTTGACTACGTTTCAAACCATGAGCCGAGCATGATCGAGTGGCAAATCATCACTACTGCGGAACAGGATTTCATCGAGATTGAAAAACCCGAACCCTTTTGTGCCGTGACCTTTTTCATTCGACCCCACATTACGTCGCATATCGGAATGGTTTTGCCGGATTGTCGTCGGTTCATCCATATCATGCATTCGTGCCGGGTTGCTATTGAACGGTTGGATTCTCCCACCTGGAGACGCAGGAACACGGGATACTGGAAACATAAATCATGGGCGTAGAACTCACAACCATTGATCATCCGTTGCGCCGGACGGAACGGACCACGCATAATTTGGTGATTCCCGAAAAAACTACACTCGGTGAGCTCGTCGCCAAATACTCGCCCCCGAATGTTCCCATGCGTGTCTTTTTGAATGGAAAGCCGATCCTGGCGGATCTATGGGATACAATCTATCTTGCCAATGGTGATTTTGTGACCATAGTTCCAGAACTGCACGGCGGAGGAGACGCAAAAGCGATCCTTCGGGCAATCCTCATGATTGCGGTAACGGTTGCCGCTTTCTGGGTGGGAGGGCCTGCCGTTCTCGGTCTTACAGGGGCATGGCTCGGCGCTTTCGTAGGCGGTGTTTCCCTTGTCGGAGGATTGCTGGTTAATGCTCTCTTGCCTTCACAGGTAGATACTCCCAGAATAGCCGACAATATGAATTCGCAGGCCTACGGATGGAGCCCACAGAATACTGAAACGCAAGGGATAGTGGTCCCCAAGTTTTACGGTAAGCACAAACTCTATGGCAACATTATTACCTCGTACCTGGAGAGTCAGGGAAGCGACCAGTATCTACGGTTCATCGTCTGTGTCGGCATGGGACCGTATAAGAAACTGACCGATCTAAAGATCAACGATCAGCCTATCAAGCATTTCGGAGACGTGGAAGTCGAAACGCGCCTTGGCCACATGTCTCAAGACAAAATGGCTAATTTCGCCACAACCAAGGTTTATTATCCAGCCTCAACTAAAATTGGCCAGGATGATAATTATATATACACGACGACCGGAAACGATTTTGACATCCTGGAAATAGATCTCAGTTTCCCTCAGGGACTATGGCACACTAACTCTGAGGGATATTTTGAGGCTGTGTCGGTTGACTTGCAGGTTAAGGTTAGGAAGGTTGGAGATACGACATGGATTCCCATCACGCATCGGAAAACATCTGTAGAGGGTAACAAAATATGGGTGTCCTCTTATCGTTGGAGTCTTGGTCAATGGGTGGATTGGCAGATTGATGACACCCAAGAACGCAAATTAAATGACAAAATCTGGAAAGAGGTCGTCCAGGGTGAATCCTCGTGGGGCTACAGTCCACATGGGTGGAGTGATGAGGAGATCCCGTATCACACAGAGGGGGAACCCGGAGCGTCGCCAAACGAGGATTGTATTTGGCGGTGGATGGGCGAGGAGTATATTTGGGCGCCCCCAACTGAACCGGTATATGTGGATTATATGACCGTAAAAAACAAGACGGTCAAACCTATCAGAAAAACACTTAAATATCGTGTTCCGGATACAGCACACGGTCAATATCAGGTCCTGATCAATCGTCTCACGGAGGATAACGGCGGGACGAAATGGGGGGATGACCTTTATTTTGCCGGTGTCCGTGAAGTAGAAACAACCTCATTCCAGTACCCAAGACATGTTTTGGTCGGGATCAAGGCCAAGGCCACGGACAAGCTCAGCGGGTCCCTCCGGTTCTCCTGTATCGGCCATTGCTCTGTAGTGCAGGTATGGACCGGCACGGCCTGGCAGCTCAGATGGAGCAACAACCCGGCATGGGTAGCTTACGATATTCTTACTCAGCCGGTAATTGATGGTGATGGGACTGCAACAAACCCGTATACCATTTCTAGGTTTGACGGTATGGACCCGGCCAGAATAGATCTGGCGAAGGTTAAGGAATGGGCCGACTGGTGTGATGAGCTTGTTTCTGACGGCAATGGCGGGACTGAAAAGAGAATCACTTTCAACGGAGGATTTGACTACGATTCAACAGTTTGGGAATGCCTGCTCAAGGTTTGTCAGATCGGAAGCGCTGTTCCGGTTTGGAACGGGATCGATCTTACATTTGCAATTGATAAGGAAGATGATCCTGTTTTTCTTTTCAGCGCCGGAAATATCGAGGAATCGAAATTCGCTGAACATTTCCTCCCGATGGAAGAGCGTGCTACAGAGATAGACGCTGATTTCATAAATGCTAACACAAATTACGAGCGGGATAAGCTTACAATCTATCAGCCGGATGTGGCTAATAATGGATACCGCGCTACACTTGATTGCTTTGGTGTTACGAAAGAATCCGAAGTATGGCGTCTTGCCATGCGCCGCCTCATGGCGAATAAATATTTGACACGCACGATTGACATCGATGTCGATATCGAGGCGCTGAACGCCACGATCGGCGATGTGGGATATGTCCAGCACGAGGTGCCACAATGGGGTGCGGGTGGGCGCGTGGTTTCGGCAACGTCGTCCACGATTACTCTTGATCGGGAAGTCACCATAGATTATGGGACCACGTATAAGATTTTGGTTCGTTCCGCATCGGATGTGATCCAAGAGCGCACCATATCAGACGGGCCAGGGACCTACACTACACTTACAGTCAGCACGCCATGGACCACGAATCCCGCTCAATATGATGTTTATGCCTTCGGGCCAATGGCCACGGTTGCGAAGCTATTCCGGATCATCGGTCTTAAACGGGCGATGGATCAGAAATTCACGGTCAATCTGATCGAGTACCGCCCTGAGATTTACCAATACGAAGCCTCTGTTCCAAATTATCATTCAAGGCTCAATCAATTGCTCCTTTCCCTGCAACCCAAAGACGTTTCCGTGTGGGAATGGGATGTAATGGAAGCTGACGGTAGAAAATCCAAACAGATCAATATTCAATTCGTCCCTTCAGACGACGCAGAATATTCCTACTGCGAAATCTGGTACAAGGAGGGAAACGCCAGGGCAAAGAGCGACTGGCTTTACGCCGGCTCAACCAGTGGTACAACGTTTCAAATTCCGGATTGCGCGGCAAAAACCCGCTACACTGTAGCATTGATTCCGGTCACGACCACTCATGAAAAACTTTATATTGGGTATGCCAATACTTACGAGATTCGCACCACAGATTATAGGGATTTTTTCACCTTCCGCCAGGATTCACCCCCTACTGAGGGGATGTTTGCCGGAGATCGTTGGGTTGATACCAATGACAGCAACAAGTGGTACTGGTTTGACGGTTCAGCATGGGTAGAAATCATTGTTCCTCAGATCGTTGGACTCGCCACAAAACAGACCGGAAGCACATATTACGGTCAAGACTGCGAAATTATATGGGATGAACCTATATTCCCACCAGATGACGGAACAGCGCCGCCTTATGACTACATTCGCAATTATAAGGTCGTGGTGAGGGATTCTTCTGACACTATTTTACGTTCTGAGAATGTGACGGATGAACGTTACGTCTATACCTATGATCGGAATCTAAGTGATGCTGGAACGACTCAATCAACCATCAAATTTCAGGTATGGGCCAGAGACAGTTTTAAAATCCTTTCAACAGCTCCCGCTGAATTAACGGTCACATTGAATGCGCCGCCGTCAGTGACAAATCTGCGTGTTAATACGTCGGACGGATATTATCATGGACGGAATTGCGAAATAATATGGGATGCACCATTCTCTTCGTCATTTAAAAAATCTCGTTTTTCTCACTATCATATAGAGATCAAAACCACCTCAGGAGATGATCCTCCAAATGGGGCCAGGGCTAGAAATGGGAAGGATGAAAGTTTCGTCTACACCTACGAGCAGAACGAAAAAGACTTCGGGAGCACTCCCGCCGCATCGTTCAAAGTGTTGGTCTCGGTTGTGGATGTCTTCGGCAACGTTGGGACGCCTGCCACTCTTACTGTTTCACGTCTTTCACCGCCGACTGTTACAAACCTGAGGATTGATTCAGATGATGGAAAATACCATGCGGGAGATTGCGCCGTTGTATGGGATCATGCCTTTTCCGGAAATTTCAAGCGGTCTGAGTTCAGTCATTATCACGTAGAGATTAAAACCACCTCAGGAGACGATCCTCCAAATGGATCGAGGTACAGAGACCGGAAAACAGAATCCTTCACCTATTCTCTTGACCTCAACGAAAAAGACTTTGGAGACCCGCCAGCGGCTTCGTTTAAAGTTTTGGTTTCAGTGGTGGACATCTTCGGGGTATCCGGCACCGCGGCGGAGCTCCTGGTTGAAACGGTAGTGCCCCCATCGGTCACGAACCTGCACGTCCTGGGCGGGACCAACACGTTCGACACCAAAAACCTTCACATGCGTTGGGACAATATCGTTTCGACTTCATTCAAGGACAGCAAATTCCACCATTACGAGGTCCGTATCCGAAACGTTGCCGGGGACCTTCTCTTTTCCGAATCCAACGGCAAGCGTGAGAATTACGAACTGACCTATGGGAAAAATGCCGAGATTTTCGGGACTCCTACGGGTCACTTCAAATTCGGCGTCGTCGTCTATGACAAACACCATGTTCCATCGATCGAGACGATCCTTGAAGTCTACAGTGCCGCACCCCCGACAGTGACCGGGCTCCAAGTAGTGGGGGGAGGTACGACCTTCACAGGGCGCAACTGCAATGTCGAGTGGGACAACATGATTTCGTCCACATTCCGTGCCGATCAGCTCCGCTATTACCAGATCAGGATACGTGACATCTATGGTGTGCTCAAAAGGGCGCACAGGACAAGCGACAAGCTCGAATACACCTATTATCACACGTGGAACCTGAACGACTTTGGGGCCTATACCAGAAGCTTTAAAATCGAGCTTTCCATAGTGGACTGGTACGGGACCGAGGGTACACCCGTCACCATCACGGTTGACAATAGCATCCCGAGCATGGCGGCCTATGCCCTGACCCTGACTCCGAAGAAAAACAATCTTAAGGTTTCCTGGGCCAATTATGCCGACGTTGCGCCATCGGACATCAAAAAATATGTGGTCTATGCCGACTCCACCAATCCCCCCACGACACGGGTGGGCCAGGTGGCTGGAGATGTGGATCACTTCTATCTAAAAGAAGATGTGACCAGTTCTCAGACATGGTACGTTAAGGTTGTCCCGCACGACATCTATGGGGCTGGAACCGCTTCCCCAGTCGCCAGCAATAGCATTCAGGCCATCGTGGCCGACGATATTGCGGAGACTTCAACCCGCAAGTGGGCCGGAGAGTCAGGGGCCGATGTCACAAAAGAAAATATCAGCGCCGAGAACCTTTGCACCACGGGGCATGTCGGCTCTTCTACAAGCACCGGCGGGGCTTTTTGGACGGAGATCCTCTATTCGGACGGTCAAATCACAAAGGTAATCGACAAGGGAATCACCCCAGGCCAAACCGTCTCTTTCCAGGCATATGGAATGGTTTCTGGCTCCATCGCGGATGGAATGCTCAGGGCACGGATCTATTGGGAAAAGAACGTTGGTGGGTCTCCGGTCGAAATCGGCGGATCGTCTTATCTCTCCTGGACGGAAAAGAGCTATACCCGGAAAGTGCTGGAGAACATAGTCATCCCCGAGGATGATGGCGGGACGCCTACGCCGATCCCTGTATCGAGAATACGGATTAGCTTCTATTACTATTCCCCGACCGGAACCTACACGGGAACCGTGGCGAAGAAACGGGTGAAGGTCGAGACGGGCAAACAGGCCACACTCTATTCCAAATCGAGCATCTCGGACATCAAGGCGTACCAGCTTGCCAATGAAATGACCGTCGAGACCACCGGAGCTATCAAGGCATCGTCCGACAGTGCTGTTCTGGACGATTTCGGGTTCACGGTCACAACGCCTTCGCTCATAGAAAGCAACGCCAGGGCCTACACGTTCCGTAAACCTGGGGATGCGGCGGCCAGTGCTGACGGTGGCCTTTTCTCCACCTACAGGACAAGCAACCGGACGCTCACGCTCAAGACCAATGTTTTCACCGGCGAGACGGCGGTTCTGAACGTACACTGTAATTCCGGCACAGGATCGACGCTGGAAATCAAGGCGGTTGACGACGGGGGCGCATCTCATGACTGCCGGATTACTCTTACGAGCGGAACGGCAAACATTACGATCTCCGGGAAAACCTGCTATATCACGAGTGATACAAGCCTTCAATACCGATCGAAGATGATCCTGGACGCCAATGGAAACATGGTCCTTGGAGCGGCAAGCGTATCCTCCACGGGCAACAACTCACTGCGGCTCGTGACCGGGACAGCACCGGGCAGCAGTGGAACCGGGGCCTGCACTCTGTACTCTGCGGCCTATAATTCTGACAACGTGCCGACATTTCTTACATCCAACGGCAATGTGTTGAGGCTGTTCAAGGGGGCTGCGATCACCGCTATCAGCGGGACAACCTCTTATGCGTCATTGCTCAATGGATATGGATTCACCACCGATGCCAAGTTTCAAAGCCACATATCCTGGATCAATTCGATCCAAACAACCGTAAACGAAATCAAGGCCAGACTGGAGGCGATGGGCGTCGCATGATGACTCTGAAATCACCTATTCTTGATTAAAATTCTGCTATATATTCAGGCTTGTTTTTAGCGAGCACCAAAACAGGGGCCACAGTCGATGGATGAAAAAGGATTTGAAGACAAATTCAGGAGGCCGGAAAAACTGATCAAATACGCTGCGATTTACCGGGATGTCATGGGACGATCCCAACGAGTGACCATATCCGCTGAATCCATCGTCGAGGCGGTATGTCTGGCCAGGTATCAGGGCGGGGCGCATCCCTCATCGGGATATTACAGATTGACGGGAGTCAATGAAATTGGGAGGATCGAATAGTGGAACTGCAACTTAGGGAAATCGATCTCTATATGAAGATCGGTATGCAGGCCATGATGATTGAGCTACTTGAAGCCGAGATCCAGAAACGGGATCAGATTATTGCTGAATTGAGTGAGAAAAAGGAGGACAAATAATGGCAGGATCATGTGTTTTTCATGCCTGTACTCCGGTTCTTTCCCCCAGCGACCTGCGTTACCGATGCGCCATCAACAATTTCCTGAGGCCCGGGGATACCGCGCTCATCAACGGTGGATCCATGATCGTCAACAATATCACCTACACCATCGGCGTTTCTTCCGAAGTGATGGAAATCGCCGAAGCATAGAAAGGATCTGCCCATGGCCAAAACCGCCTTTCCAAGAGACGCAGAAGGGACAACCGTCCGCTCCGCCAACGCCATCACCGGCGTACTGAACGTAGCCATCAACACGTCCACCTTCGTGCCAGTGTCAGTCCCCGCAGCAACCTACTGCAAGTCCGTCCTCATGCAGACCAGGGACGGCAGCCCCTTCCTGGTGTCCGATGTCGCGGCCGGGACAACCTATGCGACCATCAATCAGCCTATCGGGATAGACCTCTACGGCATCCCGGCAAAAGTGCTCTGCTACGTCAAGGCGACTGTGGCAGGAACGCTTGAAGTGATTCTGCTGGACTAAGGGGTGCATTATGCCGATGATATGGACTCCAAGAATGGGTCGAAGCAAAATAGCCGAATGTGGTATGACAGGTGCCGTCAACCCGAAACCTATCCCGAATATCTCCGGCAAATTATCGAGTGATTTGATTATTGGTGGTCTCTCTGCGACCACCTTCACCCGCACGACTACGGCGACTTTCACAGATTACGAAGGGGTGGTTCGAACTGCTGCCGTCAACGAAGTGCGTTTTGATGGAGGGAGGCGTATCAGTGAAGGCGTATGGTCGAACGTCAAGCCCGACGGAAGCCCTATTGTGCCGACTCCTAAGCTGTTGATGGAGGGGGTTGGGGTAAATCTATGTTTGAACAGCAACGATATTAGTTCATGGACAAGATACAATGTTTCCATAGGTGATGCCACAATTGGTCCAGATGGATTCAATACACTTTATTCAGTAGTTGACAATTCAAACTCTGGACCTCATGAAATAGTTGGCTATATTGCTACTTTTACTATAAATTTACCTTATACCTATACGTGTTATGCCAAAAAGGGAACGGCTAATATTGTACAGTTAACGTTAGTCAAGCAAGCTTTTGGCGATCAATGTTTTGCTAACTTTAATTTAGATACTGGAACAGTTACTTATACTGCCCTTAACGCTACAGCTTCAATTACTTTACTGCGAGATGGCATATATAGATTGAGCTTGAAAGGAACAGCCATATCCAGCACAACATTTGCGATAGGAGGATTCGTACTGACTAATAACAACCCAGTTGCTTCAAGAGTTCCAACTTACTCTGGAAATGGTCAGTATGCTTATTG